CGGCGATGGAGATGTATGTCCAGCAGATGTCGCAGAAACAGCAGGAGAACGCGATGATGCCGGCGCCGATGGGCGGCGCGGCAGAGGCCGCGACAAGGCCGATGTGATGGTCAAAGTAGCGGAGTACCATATCCGCTTTTGAAGAAGGAGACCCGATATGTCAGAGATGGAGACCACCGCACCACAGGAGTCTCAGCAGCAGGCCGAGGTAGCAGCCGCAATCGTGGAAGCGTCCACCACAACGCAGACAGAGCAGGCGACGCCACAGGCACAGGAACCAAGGACGCGGAAGGTAAAATATCTGCACGAGGAGAAAGAAGTCCAGGAGGACGAGATTGACCCTCTGTTGCAAAAGGGGATGGACTACGATAGGGTGAAAGCCCAAGCAGCCTCTCTGATGGAAGACCGGAAGTACATTGAGGACTTGGCCAAGGAATACGGGATGGACCCGAAGACGCTGAAAACAGAACTTGCGAAGGCCGCTAAAGCGACGAAGATGCAGGAACTGACAGCCAAGGGAATACCGGACGACGTAGCCGAGGAACTCATTGAAAGCCGAAAGCTCCGAGAAGAGCAGAAAGCCAGAGAAACGCAGGGCCAGGCAACAGAGCGGCAAAACCGCGAGGCAGCAGAGTTTCTGAAGGAGTACCCCGACGTGAGAGCGACGGACATCCCGCAGAACGTGTGGAACGACGTGAACAACGGAATCCCGCTTGTACACGCATACGCGAGACACGAGAACTCGATGCTGAGGGCGCAGATGAACAAGGCCAGCGCGGCGGCTGCGGTGCAGAGCAAGAGTGCGGAGAACGCATCAGCGGCACCAGGGGCCATCGGAGGTTCTGCTCCAAGTCCTGACTATGTCAGTCAAGAAGCCTTCATGCTCATGTCAGACAAGGATATTGCAAAGAACTGGGACAAGATCAGTGCTTCGAGGAAGCGCTGGAAATAACGAGGAGGGTTACACATGGCTATCAACGCAATCAATACCATTCCGAAACTCCATAGCGCGAAGATTCTTCGCACGCTGGAGAACAACCTGATCGCAAGAAAGATCTGCCCGATGTCTCCTTCTGCTGAAATCGCAAAAATGGGCGACACCGTTTACTTCCCTGGCCTGTCTGAGCCGACAATCAGCAAGTACACTGGTGCAATCACGTACGAAAACGTGACTGACTCCAAAGTTGCACTGCTCATCGATCAGTATGACATGTACGCGTTCGATGTGGAAGACATCGACCAAGCACAGGCCATTGTTGACATCAAGGGTTCCCAGATTGAACGCGCTGCGTACGGTCTTGCCAACTCCGCCGATGCCTACATCCTTGGCAAGTACACAGAAGCTGGAACCAGCCTGACCGAGGCTGGCGTCACTTCTGCCACAATTCTTTCCAGCCTTGCCCGCATGAACCGCGTGCTTGATGAGAAGAACGTACCCGGCAACGCCCGCTGGATGGTAGTCAACCCAATTGTCAAGGAACGCATGATCCTTGCCGGCATCAAGTTCCAGATCGAGAACGGGGGCACTGGCATGGATGGCGGACTCAGCTTCTGCGAGTACCTCAACTTCCGCGTCTATGTTTCCAACAACCTATACAAGACCGGTTCCGACGAGACTCAGGTCGCCTACGTCATGGCTGGTTCCGACAATTCCATTGTGTACGCTGACCAGCTGACCAAGGTTCGCGCCATGGAACTTGAATCGTCCTTTGGTGTTGGATGCAGCGGTCTCCACTTGTACGGCGCAAAGGTAATCAAGCCTCAAGAATTGGTTGTCAACGCGTTAACTTTCTCAGCCGAGAGCGCAATTTGAAGAAATTTACAGTAATAGGAGGATAATGAAATGGCAGATGTTGTTGTAACCATTAACAAGATCACCGCACTCAATACCGTCACCGCTGTCACGGCGTCTCCGGCCACCGAGGACGCCATAAACGGAGTGCAGTTGTTCACAATCACCCCGACTATTGGGAATGAGAAGCTGGTCATTACTTGCTCTGTTGCAAACACACATGGATCCGTGTCCCTGTCTGTTGCGGCAGGTGGTTTCTGGGACGCTTCTGCGGCCTTGACGCTGACCATCCCTCAGAATACGACGAAGACCTTCACCCTTGACTCTTCCAAGTATCTTTCCAAGACCGGAGTATACTCAATCACGGCTACACCGGCCGCTGGAAAGAAACTGGCTTCCGAACACGCTCTCACGTTTACCGTTATTGAACCCAAGGCAATGTAGTGGTATAATAATGGTATAAGATGCCAACTCATCATGGGGGCAGGACAACAGTGTATGTCCTGCCCCTTTTTTAAGGAGAATCAGATGGTATTCTTGACAAGACCAGACCAGAACCCAGACACGGTTGTTGTGGACAGAATCACACGAAAGAAACTGGGACAGTTCAAGAACGGACGCCTTGAGACAGACAACCCGAAATTGATAACAAGACTTGCACCACACTATGGAACGGAAGGGATTGGTACGGAAAATGGCGAATGCAAGGTTGAAAGCATACAAGGTTCTTCTCAACGCCGTAGACGCGACCGCGAGCGCAGTAATCGATCTGAAGGGTAACTTCGATTCGTTGTCGCTTCAGATCATCGGAAGCGCTGCGAACAGCGCCAGGACAATCACGTTTGAGGCATCGCTAGACGGAACAAACTATGACGACATCATGGGTTCTCTTGGGTCGTCTCCGTCCACTCAGGCCGTCAGCACAACGAGCAAAGATCAGACATGGAAGTTCCCGGTGACTGACGTCACTCGCTTCAAAGTTTCTCTGACCGCAATCACCGCAGGCACAATCACAATTGTTGCCTCGATGACAAGGGATGGCTGAGCAATGGCAGTAGATAAAGTTGCCAGGATGCAGAACGCAGCCAATACGAACGAATTGTGTGAGAACACGAGCCACTGAAAGGAGGCGTCCAACATGCTCCAGCACGAAGTAGCAATGCGGCTGCTCAACTACCTTGAGGCGATGGACGCTTCCTTGAACATTCTTGAACTGCCGGTAGATACAACGGAACGCCACCTCAAGACGATTGATGTGGAGCATCACGCCATCCACGAAGGCATCGAGTTTGAGTACGACCGGCTGTTCACGGCAGTAGCGCAGGACGGATACGTCAGGATTCATATTTTCAACGATGACGGAAAAGAACTGCACGTTCAGTTCTTCACGGACACTGAGGCGAAGGCATATGTAAAGTCGTACATAGACTCAACATACACGAACGCAGGCACACTTGTAACTCAGTGGAACAGGAAGACAGGGGCAACGACAGTCAGTGTTGCAAAGGTGTACCATACCCCGACCGTCAACGTACTTGGATCTCTTCGCGTAACAGCCATGACCGGCGCATCAGGAAACCAATCTAACCAAGCCGGAGGATCCACTGGATCACGTGTAGAGTCGATTATAACCACTGGTCATGATATACTTATAGAAGTACAGAACAAAGGATCGTCTGCCAAAGACATAGCAATCAGCGCACGGTGGTACGAAGTGCCGGGGGTATAGGAATGGCAACAACCGCTCAGCAAGTATTTACGACTGCAATGGCCATCGCGGACGAAATGACTGACACGATCAACGTCGTTAACGCCAGCGACACGGCCTCATATTTGGCGAGGACTCCTGGCATCCTGTCTGTCTTGCAGGCAGAACTGGTGAAGCAGGGTGACCTGTACTCGACTTTTGAGTACAGCCATAAGCCGCTTCCTCCTCTGGGCGGCAGCGGATCCGGGTTCGACTATGTCGCTTACGACGGCACAGAGATCATCGTCGAGAACCTCGGAGCAGCGTACGCATACAGCATCGACCTGGACGGCGAGGCCACAGTCTATGTGGAAGACTCGGTTGACGGGTCCACATGGAACTTGCTTGCTACCATCAGCGCAACAGACCCGACTGCACGGGCGTACTCCACATACAAAGCCACACTGACACCGACATCCGGTGCCACGCGCACCAGATTTCGTTTTGCAGGAACGTATGAGTATACTTTCACAAATTACGCCCTGTTCAGCCAGCGCATCAAGACGGCCCGACTTCCCGACTACGCACCCTGGGTGAAAGTAACTCTTCCGGAAGACTTTAAGAGCGTTGACCAGATCATCAACGAGTACGCCCCGCAGCAGTACAACAAAGATGGATTTTACAAGTGGGAGAACATGCGGGACATGTACGTCTCTTATGACTATGAAGGCGTCGTTCGCGTGAACTACCGGCCCATCCCAGCGCTTGTATCTGCTATGACTGACACAATGCAGCTTGACGACGTGACCTGCCGCACGCTCCTTCCGTACGGACTGTGCGCGGATCTGTTCAAGGAAGAGAACGCGGCAATCTCGACGTTCTGCCTGACAAAGTACAAGGAACTGAAGGCTGTGGCAACAAAGGCTAAACCGGCAAACGAGCAGGTCATGGTTGATGTTTACGGAGGGTTCTGATGGCTACGCCAACAAAAGTAAGGGTTCCAGTTAGCGGAAGTTCATTAGTAAGCGTATATACTGCGACGGAGATTGACAGGAGATTGTCAACAATTGATTTGACGGGAACCAAAGGACCAACAGGCAACCAAGGCCCGGTCGGCAATCAAGGACCTGCTGGGGACAAGGGGTTGACTGGTGATACAGGGCTCCAAGGCCCGGTCGGCAACCAAGGCCCGGTCGGCAATCAAGGACCTGCTGGAGACAAGGGGTTGACAGGTGATACAGGACTCCAAGGCCCCGTCGGCAACCAAGGCCCGGTCGGTGACCAAGGCCCGGAAGGCCCTGCAGGCACGATACCCGGACCTCAGGGCCCTGTTGGGGACAAGGGCCCTGCTGGTGACAAGGGATTGACAGGGGACCAAGGCTCGGTCGGCAACAAGGGGCTGACAGGCGACAAGGGGCTGACAGGCGACAAGGGGCCGGTCGGTGATAAAGGGTTGACAGGTGATACAGGACTCCAAGGCCCGGTCGGCAACCAAGGACCTGCTGGGGACAAGGGGTTGACTGGTGATACAGGACTCCAAGGCCCGGTCGGCAACCAAGGCCCGGTCGGCAACCAAGGCCCGGTCGGCAACCAAGGACCTGATGGTGATACAGGACCCACAGGAGCACCCATGTCCGCCACCAAGACGGCGACAGGAGCTTTCCCGGGTAGCTCGACCACGGTCACCATCACGGACACCTTCTGCACGGTGGACACATTCCCGGTGGTATCACCTACCGGCACAAAGGCGGGGGCAGAGTGGGCTGTAGCGGCCATAGCTGACTCTTTCACCGTTACTTCGGACGCAACGGAGGCCGCGACGGCCACTTTTTCATATGTGCTCATCAACGATGCTGAGAATACAGGACCACAAGGCCCGGTCGGCAACCAAGGCCCGGTCGGTGACAAGGGGCCGACCGGTGACAAGGGGTTGACCGGTGACAAGGGGTTGACCGGCGACAAGGGGCTAACAGGGGACAAGGGCCCGGTCGGTGACCAAGGGCCTGTAGGTCCTTCAGGCGTCAGCACCAATGCGAACTACAATGCCAAGCTGGCGGCGGATGTTCAGCTTGCGGTGTCTGGTACTTGGTATAATGGCCCGTCCATCAGCCTTCCTGCAGGCACGTACCTTGTGGAGGCCTTCTGTACTATCGGTAGAACGGCCACCACAGCAGTCACACACGTGGCCCGCATATCCACTGGCACAGTCCACTACGCCTCAGCTTCGGACTATCGCGCTTCTGTGGCCAACAACTGGGCCAATCTGCACATGAGCACCACTATCACACTCGCCGCGACCACCACGATATACCTGCAGGCCACCACCAGCGCAGGCGCCACGACCAATCTCCTGAAGGCGGCCACAGCGAACTATGGTTCGGGCAATAACGCGACCCAGATATCAGCAATTAAGATTGGATAGAGGGGGTTCTGATGGGAGAAATTGCTCAAATCAACAGATTCCTCGGACTCAATGAGGACATAGACACTCAGCTGCAACTGGGCGAAGCGTCAGCAATGCAGAACTACCGAATCACGCAGAACTTCAAGATGAAGCAGGTTGAGGGATACGATAAGATTGTTGCGTCGATCGCGGCGTCCAAAGCAATCCAAGGCCAGTGGTACGGCAAAATCGGATCCACAAACTTTCATCTTATTTCCTGCAATGGGCACCTGTATAAGAATGTAGCAGGAACGACCACTGATCTCGGAGCCATTGCTGACGCTCCTACCTTCATGTTCAAAAATGAGTCAAAAGTCTATATCATGGATGGGACAAACTACAAGTCATTTGATGGAACAAACCTGATTGATGTTGTGGGATACGCCCCAACTGTCATGACATCTACCACGCCGGCAGGCGTAGGCACAGCGCTGGAAGGAATCAATCTTCTCACGGGCCAGAAGATTCAGAAGTTCAACGGTGACGGGACTGCGACAATCTATCAGCTGATGGAGACAGGGATTACATCGGTTGACAGTGTGGTCGTCGGTGGCGTGACACAGACTGTGACAACACATTATACTGTGAACTTGACAAACGGAACGGTCACGCCTGTTGTGCCAGCGAACTGGCCTGTAGGAGAAAACAACGTCGTCATTAAGTGGACGAAGACTTCCACGGCGAACCGAGCAGAGATTGCATCGTGCAGGCTGGCAATCAACTTTGGAACGCGGATACACGTGTGGGGGAACAGAAACACTGGATATGAAAACGCACGCTGGCACGGCGGCCTTGTTAATGGAATCACATCCGCAGAATACTTTCCCGCCACACAGGTTGCAAAGGTTGGTCCCGACGAGGCAGGCATCAGTGACATCGTTACGCAGTATGACAGACAGATTATATTTACAGACGGCGGACGATCCTTCTATTCATATTATGAGAATATTGACGACGTGATCGCATTTCCCGTGTTTGAACTGAACGAGACTACAGGTAACCAGGCATTTGGTCAGGCGCAGGTTCTTGACAACTTCCCAGTCAGCATCCAGGACGGGATTTACCGCTGGTCATCGACCGGCGTGCGCGACGAGAGGAACGCCCAGCTGATAAGCAAGCGCGTAAACACCACGCTGGAGTCGTTCACTATGTCAGGCGTGCAGACATATGACTGGGAACAGATGCGTGAGTATTGGATCGCTTACGGGAAAACGGTACTGGTATACAATTACCAGATTGACGTGTGGTATAAATTTGTAGTTAATGATACAATAAAAACAATGATTGTAATCTCCAGCGAGATGTACTTCGGGACATCAAACGGTGAGATCATGAAATTTGAAGATTCCGTGAGGACGTTCAACGGTATTGCAATCAGCGCAGAGTGGGAGATGGGGTACTACGACTGGGGACAAGAGTGGCTCCGCAAGTTCACTGGGAATACATGGATAACGATACAACCAGAGACAAAGGTGAATGTTGACGTGTATTGGATAACAGACCGGGACACTGTACCAAAGCAAGCGGCTACGTCAGTTGGGTATAACATATTTGACTTTGACTTTCTGGACTTCGATACATTCACTTTTTCGACATCAGTTTCTCCAAGACCGAAACGAGTCAGAACAAAATCAAAGAAGTTTTCGTTCTGGAAATTGATACTGAAAAATAGCACAATTGGGTTCACGAACCATATCCTTTCAATAACTCTCGACGCAAGGATAGGCGGCCAGGTGAAATAGGAGGGTACAATGGCAATTACAAAGTTCCTTACAAGTGTAGCGAACGTACAGGCGCTGGCCGACCAGCCTACCCAAACAGCAGAGCAACTAAAGGTTGTGTTCGACAAGGCTGGAACTGACATCGCGTCATACATAAACACAACACTAACCGCAGAGGTAGACTCGGTAGTTGGTGCGCTGCCAACAAACTCAACTGTATTGACGCGAACGAACACAGACGTCTACACGCCCACAACGAACTACCATCCATCAACGAAGAAATATGTGGACGACACAGCTGCTGGCGTGGTCCTCGGACAGATTCCAGATAACACCATCACCCCGGCGAAGTTGACCTTCACGGCGGCGGAGTTCAAGAACGGTTCGGACACCTTCGCTTCCGGAAGCGCAACCTACACAGTGACGGACGCGTTCATGACGGCGGCAACGCA